CGTGAGGGGTTCTTTCTGAGGGTGCTCTCTCAACGTGTCGGCCTCTCGGCTTAAACGCTTACTGATTCTCTTACGAGATAGGGACAGCTAGATACGTTGTAACTTTTGAGCATCTACCATGACTACTGGCAACGATACGCAGGACCTTCGGGTCCTTGTGAGCTATGATAACGGCTCGCAGCTAACCGGTACATATTGGAGTCGTGTGTGGAGTGGAGGCGATTCTGCCCCTACTCCCCCCTCTTCCTCTAATGTGTACCCTCCGGGTCAAGAACTTACCCGGTCAAACTGGTCGAGGCCCCCGAGAAGGGGTCGCGGCAAGGGAGAGCATGCGTATGATATGACGCTTGTGTCTCTGTACAACCCAGCTGGGTGGTACTATTCCTCCGGCTCGCAAAAGTCATCGACTTACAGCGGGCTAGCCGGGAACTGTGCCTATTACTCCAAATGGACAGTGCAAGACGATTACAAGCTCATCTCACAGCTCAAGGAATTGCTCCTCGGGTCCGATTTTAATCCCGCTGTTTCATTAGCGGAGGCAAATCAGGCCCTCGGTACAATCTTTGGGGTTGCCCGTGCTTTGGACGGAGCCATCTCGCATGCGAGACGCGGCAACTTCGCCGCAGCTGCCAAATCGGTAGCTGGCTACGAGCGTGGCCAAGGTCGGAAGGTACCAGCAAACCTCCACCTTGGTTACCAGTATGGCGTAAAACCCATGCTGTCTGACGCCTATAACGCGGCCAAAACGGTCGCGCACCTGACGTCGGTTCCGATGCAGAAGTCCTACACCGTTAAACGTACTGTACGTGGTGTAGCTGAGTCTGCTGCTCCTTCGCTGTCTTATTTTTCGGCAGCGTACGGTAGCGATACTGGTAAGATTAAGGCTGTGCTGAAAGAAGTAAGCACAGTCGGTCTTCTCGGTCTCGCTAATCCAGCTTCTATCATCTGGGAGAAAGTTCCATACTCCTTCGTGGTCGACTGGTTCGTCCCCATTGGCGCGTTTCTTGACGCCCGTGGGGTGGCGCAGAGCCTCACTGGTACGTTCGTTACCACACGTGTCACGAAATTCGGAGTTGCCAACCCTCATCCCGTTCCGGCGAGTATCAAGTTTTCGCCGTCCTGGTCTGAGTTTCGGTATCGCTCCGTCACTGTGAAGCGTACGGTTTCCAGCTCACTTCAAGTACCTTTGCCAAGCATAAAACCCTTGTCAAAGATGCTTAGCTGGACACGAGCCGCTAGCGCCGTTGCGTTGCTTACGCAACGGCACCGATGAAGTACGTGCAGTGGGTTGAGTGAACCCGCTTCTCGTACTTCATCTCGAGTATGCCGCCCGTTTGGGCTTGCACTCAAAACTCCGGGCCGTCCAAACCCGGTTTTATCCTTAGGAGCTGAGCTTATGGCTAGCATTACCAACATTGCCGTCTATGACGGCGCCGCAACTCCCGTGTTGCACACCCTGCTGCCGGTATCGGTCACTCGTGAAAAAGGCAAAGTAACCGCCTTCTACCGAGAGAACGCTGCCGGTGTGCCGACCATCGCGCAGGTTTCCTGCACGTTGACGATCCAACAGAACGGATCTGGTGTGTACCGCGTCGAGAACCGTACAGTCGTTCCAGTGATGGAAGCTGTGAGCGGTCAGAACTCAGCGGGTTATACCGCTGCGCCAAAGATCGCCTACGAGAACACCGTCGTCACGACGGGGTTCTTTCATGAGCGTTCCGATAGTGTGGGTCGCCGGCTGGTTCGCCAGCTCGCCATCAACATTGACGGAAACATCGGTACCTCGGTCGCCGCTGCTACTACCGGCCCGATTCCCGACCTCTTCGACCTGCTCGTCGCCCCGACTTAATCGTCGGTGTCGCCGTGGCCCCTTTGGGCCTAGGTTGTAACCTATTTTAGGTAATCCCCTTCTTTCCACTAATGGAGGTAGTTATGCGTGTTACACGATGGGATGAGGTGTTCTCCGAGGAGCTCACTCATGACACAGTTTCGCAACTGGTCTCATGGCACTTGTCACAAATCGATGATGAACCAACACGGAGAAGCATTACTGATCTTCTTGTTCCTGGTTCTTCTGCTGCTGACAGCCTCAGGGCTGTCATTGGCTATGATCTTGACTACACGGTCCTTACGGCCCACGATGCTGGTCACCTCCGACAGTGCCTTGCTTTCTTTTCCAAGAGAGCAGACATTGAAATCGGCGTTGATCGCAGAGCGGTTGCCCTCGGGAAATTCCGTGAATCCGAGCAGCGATGCGGAGAGATGAATCGCATCTTCAAGCTTTGGGCCTCTGGAAATTTTCAATTTTTTCCAGACGTTGAGTCGGTGTTTTACCGTGCCCAGCGTATAATAGCTCAGATTCTTGGTGATGTGCCTAGTCTTTCCACCCTTAACTTTGGGTTCGGACCTGGTGCAACGACGCAAGTAAAAAGAAAAATCTCTTCTGCCCGGTCGAAATTGGGCCAGAAGTTCTGTTGTAGCGAGGATCTTGTCCCACGGCTCCCTGAGCTGTTGGCCGAGATGCCTGGTTGGCTCCCTGAAGAGGGGGACGACCTCGCCGTAGTCGACGTTGATCTTCATCCATGTCGACTTAGCTTCGTCCCGAAGAATGCTAAGACCGATCGCGGCATTTGCACCGAACCTTCGCTGAATGTTATGTTCCAGCGGGGTGTAGGTGCGTATATGACCCGGCGGTTGTTGCATTTTGGTGTCGACCTTCTCGACCAGTCCAAGAATAAATCCTTGGCCTGTGAGGGCTCGATTACCGGGGCTTTAGCAACCCTGGACCTTAGTATGGCCTCAGACTTGATCTCGCTGGAAGTTGTGTACCACCTTCTTCCAGTTGATTGGGCATCCTTCTTGGCGTACGGTCGTTCTTCGTACGTTGAGGTTGAGGATGAGATCCTGAAGCTCCAGAAGTTTTCGTCGATGGGGAATGGTTTTACGTTCCCCCTCGAATCACTTATCTTCTTTGCATTGGCGAAAGCCTGTTGCGAACGAGACGAAGTGGTCAGCGTGTATGGGGATGATCTCATTATCCCTACACATCGATGCGGGTTAGTCACCCGCGTCTTGAACGCCGCTGGGTTTGTCATTAATACCGACAAATCTTACTCTTCTGGACCCTTCCGCGAATCTTGCGGGGGGGACTACTTTTTGGGAACGGATATCCGCCCATTTTATCTTAAAGATAAACTGTCTGGTGAGTCGCTCTTCTGTCTGCACAATTTCTATGTGCGGCGGGAGCAATTTCATGCAGCAGCCATCGTCCTTGACCGTATATCAGAGCACCTCCGAATTTGGGGGCCTGACGGTTACGGGGACGGTCATCTTTTGTCTGATGACTTTCCTCGGCGTCCACTCGGACGCGATAGGGGATGGAGTGGGTACACCTTCGACACGTACACACATAAGTCCTTGAAGTGCTATAAAACGCACCCCGGGGACCGAGTGTTGCCTGCCTATTCCATTTATGCGAATCCTGTTCGTTTCGAGGGCCTCACGGTCCTTGCTCCGCACTTAGATCCGTATAGAGAGCGCCCAGCAGCCTTTAACAGCTACCGCGCGCAATCTGCATTTTATCGCAATGGTATTCTGGGGGTATCAATCCCCGGAACGAAAGGTTATAAACGGATTTCAATCTACGCACTCGCGTAGATGCCGTATACTCTCACCTAGGAGTTTCTCCTAGCGGCGAA